CGTCACTTAGAAATTCTGTAGTATCTCATGCAAAGCGGGTTGGTTATACACCAAGATCAGTAAAAGCGCCGATGGCCATAGTCAACATCACTGTACAGACAGACAATGCCACACCAGGAAGTTTGACAATTCCTAAAGGCTATGTTCTACTGTCATCACAGTTGGACGGAGTTTCGTATCGTTTTGTTACTCTAACATCACATACGGCGACTAAGACGGGGCAAAATTTCGTATTCAGTAATATTCCTGTATACGAAGGACAGTATGTTCAGTATTCATATACGAACAGTTATTCAAGTAATCCAAGACAAATTTTTAGTATTCCTGACAGCAATGTTGACACATCAACTTTGACTGTAAGTGTGAGACAGTCATCAGCAAACTCAGACAGTACAGTATATACAATTGCAACAGACGCACTCGGTTTATCTGCTAATTCCACTGTGTATTATCTGCAAGAGGGAAACAACGCCCAGTACCAAATTTATTTTGGTGACAACGTTTTGAGTAAAAAGTTACCCGATGGTGGTGTAGTTGATGTTCAGTATTTGTTAACTAATGGTGAAGCTGCGAACAAGTCTAACAATTTTATCTCAACAACTCCGATCAGTGGATTGAGTTCCATCATAGTGAATTCCCAGTTAGCTGCTTCAGGCGGTAACAACAGGGAGACTGTGGACCAGATAAAGTTTGCTGCACCACTAAGTCTTCTATCACAGAATCGCGCTGTCACCAAGAATGATTACATTAGAATCATTCAACAAAAATATCCAGCTTTTGAAGCAGTGAACGTATGGGGTGGAGAAGAAAATGAGCCGCCAGTTTTCGGCAAAGTGTTCATTGCTGCAAAGCCAAAATTAGGCTTTGAGGTAACGCAAACCGAAAAAGACTTTGTAACACAGAATATCATACGTCCGATTAGTATATTGACCGTTGATCCGGAAATTGTTGATGTAAACTACAACTTCCTAAAACTTGAAGCTGTCGTTTACTACGACAAAACAAAAACCATAAAATCAGACTCAGAATTGATTGTTGGTACAAAAACAGTAATGCAAAATTACTGCAATATAAACTTGAATCAATTCAACAGCTATTTTAGATATTCAGGTCTTGAGACTGCAATTGATGCATATGATAAAGCCATTATTTCAAATGAGGTTGAAGCGTTTGTTGCTAAGAAGTTTAGACCAAGTCTGACACAAACCAACAACTATGTTTTGGATTTTGGACTAGAGTTAGCACGTGGAACAACCGATGACAATTTCTATTCCTCACCCGACTTCACTTTATTAGATGAAACGGACGTACAGAGACAGTGTTTCTTTGAGGAAGTGCCATCATCTTTCTCAGGACTAGAATCAATCACAATTACGAACACGGGTTTTGGATACACATCAACACCAACAGTAACAATTATTGGTGATGGCACAGGAGCCAAAGCTGTTGCGGTTGTCGTGAACGGTAAAGTTACTGAGATTAATGTTACGAATCCTGGTATAGGATACACATCCGTTGCTGTTCAAATAATAGGTGGGGGCGGAAGATTAGCATCAGGACTAGGTGTTTTACAGGGTAGATATGGTCAAGTGAGAATTGCTTACTATAGAACAGATGCAACAAGTAGTCAGAGCACCAAAATTGTGCTAAATGCTAACAGAAACAATGGCGTTGTTGGCACAATCGACTATCAGTTAGGTAAAATAGCAATTGAGGCATTTAATCCTATTGCTGTGAACAATAGTTTTGGCGACATTATGGTACACATTAGACCAGGAATAAAGATCATCCAATCTAAGCTAGATAAGATGTTGGTCCTGGATGCGGATGATCCAACAAGTATTACAGTCAAAACTGTCGCGATATAACAATGACAAACGTAAAAACATCAACAATTGTCGGAACACAATTACCCGACTTTGTTAGAAATGACTATCCTGTATTCGTAACATTCCTTGAGAAATATTATGAATGGTTGGAGACACAGCAAAATGTTTCTAGTGGTATAAATCAACTTCAACTATCTAAAGACATTGATGAAGCGAATGAGTACTATCTAGATAAGTTAAAAAATGATTTGTTGCCATATTTTCCACAAGAAGTAGTCTCAGATAAAAGACTGTTTCTGAAGTTGGTCACGCAATTTTATAAGTCAAGTGGTACACAAGACTCTATAAAATTTTTGTTCAGAGCCTTGTTCAACGAAAACATTGACATTTATTATCCCAAAGATGAAATTTTAATTGCATCTGATGGTAAATGGGTTCTTCCGCTGGCGCTGCGTGTAGACACAAACGACTTGAATATTTTCAACATAGAAAATACTCTGATTGTTGGACAAACATCTAAAGCCACCGCGATTGTTGAAAAAGTCACACAGTCTGTTGATAGACAGTTGGGTATCACATACATTGAGTTGTATGTGTCAAACGTCAAAAGATTATTTGATACGGGCGAAACTATAGTTGCAAACTATATCGATCCAATAACAAATTTAAATGTTACGGTTAATTCTAGACTCATTGGATCACTATCTGAAATAAAAATTGATCCTAGATTCCGTGGCGCATTTTATACCGGCGGCACATTTACGTCAGCGGGATTTGTTGAGGGTGATCCTGTAACTATTGTTGGTGGTTTGAATCCGACGGCAAATAATCCGGTTGGCGCGATTGCATATGTTGGAGAAACAACAAGCGGCGGCGTAGAAAATCTTTTTATCACAGATGGTGGATTTGGATTTAGAAATCCTTCGGATGATTTATTTGCTGATACACCAACATCAATTGTGGATTTTAAAGGTGGTTTTGTAGATGCACCATCTCTTGACCAAGAAGCAAAAGCAACTATAAGTTTAGTAGACACAGCAAATACGCGAAATGTCAACGTGTCAACGATGACAGTAACATTGTTGCATGGATCGACAGCAACCATAGCACAGATAGAAGCATCCACTGTTCGAAATGTGTCCACATATTCTGAATTTTCTGTTCATCCAATATCATTTCTGTTATTGGATACTGGTGGAGGCGGATATAGACAGAGACCAACAGTCAAAACATATAGTTTGTATAATGAAGATTTTACAGACACACTATTGATTTCTTCCGCAATTGCACTAAAGGGTGCTAGAACCATAGTTGATAACACACCAGGTCAAGATTTTACGGCAGATGTTGAGCGTGGTGATTATGTTCGACTTTTTGTGGAAAATAAGTTTGAGGAAGTACTAGAGTTATCTGACGTTACCGCAAACACATTATTTTTTAATGAAACATTTCCTGTGGATATTGGATTTGGTGGTGCGCAAGGAATTCTGGAAGTATATAAGATCAATAGAAATGATCTCTATAAAATAGGATCATTGGGCAGAATACAAGTTGTCAATGGTGGCACAGGCTATCAGAATGGTGACAGTATCATATTTACCGGCGGTTCCGGATATGGCGCAAATGGTTATGTAAATGTTTCTGCAGGAATAATAACATCCGCAACAATAAATGCTCATTCAAATGGCGCATATGTTATAGGTGGTGAAGGATATACGAATGAGAGTCTTCCCACACTTTCCGTACAATCAACATCAGGTCAAAACGCGGTTTTGGTGGTATCCGAGGTAACTGGCTCAGGTGATGAGTATCAGTTGTCCACGTCAAGAATTGGCGCAATTACTACACTGAAGATCACTAGCTTTGGATACGATTATGTTTCCGCACCAATAATCTCACTGAGAAATGCTGATTTGTTACTATCAAATGTGACTGAAGGCCAACTGTTTGTTTCGAACACAGTTGTATATCAAGGAACGTCAAACACAAACTTCACGTTCAGGGCGTTTGTTGACAATTATGATGATGCAACGTTAACACTCAGAATTTTCAACTACATCGGAACACTAAATCGCGATATAATTATCAAGTATGATTCTGAGTCTGCAATTGCAGCAGTTACCGCAAACGTGGTAACATCCGTGTTTTATGGTGATGGTAATGCAAGAGCAACAGCTAAATTTGAAAATGGTCTAATCAGATATCCAGGTATTTACTTGAATACGGACGGTCAACCAAGTGCAGATAAGAGACTTCAGGATGGCATCAAATACCATAATTTCTCTTACGTGATCAAGTCATCAACAGACTATGCCAAATTTAAGAAGCCGTTGAATGATATTGTTCATCCATTGGGTACAAAAACATTTACATATAGAATGGATGATAATAATGAGAACATCACTATAGCCAATACACTAAGCTATGTGACAATTGATGACTTGCCAAACACATACAATGTGATGTTCAATACTACAAAAATTATCAGCACAAGTGCAACAGCTAATTTAGTATCTATCGTCAACGTTGGTGATGTTATTATTGTTGATTCCGTTCGTAGAGAAATATCAAACACAGTAAATGTGGTGTCCGGCTCCAATGTCATGTTTGGAAATGCAAACAGCGTAAACTTCATCAACGACCTACAAGACGGCGATACGATACTTTTGTCCACAGGTAATACAGCCACTGTTAGAGAAGTTGTCAACGTTTCACATGCCATTCTATCAACAACAATAAATGTAACATCAACAACAGCTACGATAAATGTGATTTATCCTGAAGTTGTTAGAGTCAACACAGTAAATGCAAACACAATTTTTACGACAACACAAATACGCGGCAACGGAAATAATTTGCTTGCTAGAATAGAAAAAGTGAGATAAATAGAACTATGTCATCACTAATTACCAAAAATTTTAGAACGCTACTGGCCAAGCAACTGTTCAACTTGTTGGATATCGCAGCAAATTCATATCTGCCAGCTACCAGAAAATCATACGTATATGCATTTATAGGCAAGCAATTGCGCTGGAATGATGGAACTGAGGTTCCTGCAGTTCCTGGAGAATCAATCACAGATATCAATGATTACTATAAGAAAGGTATCCTAGCTAAACAAATTTCAATTGAGAATGCATCTTTTGTTGTTGATAGAAACGACTGGACAGCCAACACAATTTACAATACATATGAAGCAAACACTAACTTTTATGTGTTGAATTCAAAAGATCAAGTGTTCAAGTGCTTAGCCAATACAGCTAATGTTGCATCAACAAATGAACCAGAACTAACACTATCCACCACATCACTAGAGGAACCTTTTATTTCAACTGGTGATGGATATAAGTGGAAGTACATGTATACATTAACTTCAACACAAAAACAAAAATATCTGTCTGACGACTGGATGCCAGTATCAACAAATAGATTCGTTACGGCCGCTGCCGAAGCTGGATCAATTGATATTGTCTCAGTTACCAATGCTGGAAACAACTATACGGATGGAACAACGCAAGCTATTATTTCAGTGGATGGCGATGGTGTAAATGCTGTGCTGAGAGCTAATGTATCTGGCGGACAAATACAGGATGTTGTTATACAAAATAGAGGCAATTTTTACACTTATGCCGATCTAACATTTACTGATGTTGCTGGTGGAACAGGTGCTGGAGCAAGTGCAGTTGTATCTATCGCTCCTAGAGATGGCCATGGATTTGATCCAGAGTCTGAGTTGAACGCAACAACATTAATGTTCAATGTGGAATTTGAAGAAAATGAAGCTGGTGTTCTTCCCACGGACAATGATTTCCGTGAGATTGTTTTGATACAGAATCCTACAACATCAGCAGGCTCACAAGCAACCGGCAGCGTGTATACATTATATAAAAATATCAAAGTTTCACCTGGTGTAGGAGACTACACAGCGGATGAAGTTGTATTTCAGGGTTCAACTTTTGGCGAAGCAACTTTCACTGCGGATGTCATATCTTTTGATATTGTGGAAAACAAACTTTTTGTAAACAACGCTAGAGGAACACTGGCCACAAACTCAGCGATCAAAGGATTCAATAGTGGCGCAATCCGAATCGTCAACAATGTGACGGAGCCGACAATGCAATTATACTCTGGAAAAATATTATACATATCAGATAAATTACCAATCACGAGAGATCCCTCACAGACGGAAAGAATCCGTTTCATACTGAGTTTCTAACGAGGAATAAATGACAACTCTATTCAATTACGATCCATATTATGATGACTTTGATGAAGATAAAAACTTCATGCGCGTTCTTTTCCGTCCAGGTTATTCTGTTCAGGCAAGAGAGCTGACTCAGCTACAAACAATTCTTTCAAACCAAATTGAAAAATTTGGTAACCACATTTTCAAAAGTGGTAGCCCAATAACCGGTGGAAAAATTTCAATTGATAGAAAAGCAAACTACATTGTTTTACAAACACAGTATAGTGGCATCGATATCGACCCAAACGAATTTTTGAACAAAACAATTGTAAGTTTTGATAATAGTAAGTTTGTTAGAGCTAGGGTTATTGCACTAGACAATACAACAACCAATCCTATATTGATTATTAAATATTTGAGTGGTGATCGGTTTGCTGATGGCGAAAGCCTGCGTGTGTTCGGTCAAAACATTTTTGCCACACTAAGTGCCGCAAACGCTGTTGGTGGTTCAATTGTCGCAAGCATACAAGACGGAATATACTATTTCAAGGGTCAATTCGTCAAAGTTGTTCCACAATTCTTGGTGTTGGAAACATTTTACAGAATTGGTGAAAATCAGTCATCTGTCAACATAAAGCCATCATACAAGATTGGTATTGAGTTTGATGATAATATTCTGGATGAGATTGACGATACATCATTATTGGATCCAGCACAGGGTGCATTCAACTATCAAGCACCTGGCGCAAACCGTTTTCAAGTCGCAACATCTCTCGCGAAAAGAACAATAGATTCCGCAGATACATCAACATTTTTTGAAATTATTCGTCTAGTTGATGATGTGAAGACAAAAGAGATTGACTATCCAATATACAGTGAAATTGAAAAGCTGTTGGCACGTAGAACATACGATGAATCTGGAAACTATACTATTGATCCATTTGTGATTTCATTGGAAGAGGGTGATTCAGCTAACGGCAAGTTCAACGTGATTTTGGATCCAGGTAAAGCATACGTTGGTGGATATGAATTTCAAACGATATCACCAACAACAATTGAAATTCCTCGCGCTAGAGAGACTTCTTCAGTAACAGACTATGATATTTCAACAAACTACGAAAGCTCATTAGTTATTGAAGATGTGCGAGGCACAATGGATATCACATCATATCCTGTATTGGACATGCACTGTGTTCCTTTGCAAAATATTTCAACAGCAAGCGCGGCCGAGTATAACTCAACTAAGATCGGAACATTAAATGCATCAATGATGCGTTACAATGATTCAACTGATAGTAATCTAGGCACAACACACACATTCAAAGTAAACGTATTCAATGCCAATACTGCTCCGATAACAGGCACAATTCCATCAAGCGGATCAACGACACTGCAAGTGAAATTGCCTACGACATTAGCTCCAAACGTAGCTAATGCATATGCAAACATGTATTTTCAGATCACAAATGGTTTGGGTGCATCATTAAGTCCAATTCGCATCGTTAGCTCAAACGCAACAACAATCAATTTGGCATCAGCATTGAGCTTTGTTCCAGTATCAAATACAATTCAAATTCAATCTGATGTTAGAACAACAAAATCTGTTGTAGCAAATACAGGCAGTTTTATTTCTTTCGCAGGAAATATAAACTCAGACTCAATTGATCCTGCAACAGGATTTACCTACATCAATGAACCTAAGAGAACAAGCAGAATCTTTGAGGTTCCATATCCTGCAATAAAAGCAAGTACAATTAGCAATATGGATTTTTTTGCCAAAAAAATCTATGCGAACAGAACTTCCGATGCTGGCACAAACAAGTTTACTATCACGGCTGAGGGCACCGACACATTCACATTCTCAACCACACCAGGAACTATTTCAGACGAGTTGATTCTAAACAACATTATTTGCTTTATTAGATCAGATTCTACCACCAATGCACAATTTGGAATCACACCAAACACAGTAGTTAGCTTGGCTAATAATGATTATAGTGTAGTATCATTGAGTCCAAGCAGTTTTGAGATTGATATTCGTGTGCCTGGAGTTAAAGCAGATTTCTTGATAACATCAAAAATCAATAACGCAGAAAACTCATCAACAGGAACAATACGTGGCAAACAACAGATTCCTCTAGTAACTGGAGCAAATCTACATGCAAAAGTTCCATTTGAGATGGGTGGCGCAAATACATTAGAAGACGCAAATACTGCAACCAACACTGCGTTTACTGGCGGCACAGTATTTGAGGATATTGGTGCAACCAATTTTACAAACACAACAATTCTACAGCAACTTAGAACACCAGGTACCGTAGTAAGTTTACAAGTTCCAGATGTTATAGAAATTGTTAGAATTACAGACTCGTTTAGTACAGCAGCAAACGTAACAACAGCTATGTTGACATTGCCCGCACATGATGTTACACAAAATTATGATTTTGATAATGGTCAGAGAAAGACACATTATGATCACGCAACAATTAAATTGAAGCGTGGATTCAGTGCTCCTCGTGGCAGAATCTTTGTTCAGTATCGTTATCTAAAACATCTATCTGCACCATCACCACAAAACGATGGTATGTTCACAGTTGACTCATATCTAAAAGACGGATCAAACTTTACATATGATGACATTTCCTCATTCAATAGTGCTGAAGATGGCAAACTAATCTCAATGCGTTCAGCATTTGATTTCCGACCAACGAGAGCTATTGGTGGAACAGCACTTACTGGTGCAATCAATCCTGAGCCACTACAAACAATTGAAACTGGTTTTGAATATTATTTGTCACGAATTGATCAAATTGTTGTTAAACCATCTAGAGAATTCTCTGTTGTGGCAGGCAAAGCATCATTGAGTCCAGTTACAACTGATGTTTCTTCTGACGACATGTTGATCTATACTGTGTTTATTCCAGCATACACAGACAGTGTGAAAGATATTCGTGCAGATTTCAAAAATCACCGTAGATATACGATGCGAGATATTGGCAAATTTGATGACCGTATCAAAAATCTTGAGTATTACGTAACATTATCTGCACTAGAAAAAGATACAGCATCTTTGAAAATTCTTGATAATAATGGTCTAGAGAGATCCAAATATGGTATTCTCGTTGACAACTTCACAACAAAAGAGGTTCAAGCGTCAAGAGAGGAAGTTGGAACAGACAATAGTAACTTGATAGATAACGGTGAATTGCAAGCGGCATCACTTATGCGTACAGTTAAGCTGATCGCAAACACAGCGTTGACTACAGCAACTGCAAAATTTAATGGCAACGGCGATAAAAAAGTGTTGTCTCTTCCATATACACAAACTGAGTTGGCAAAACAACCATATGCAACAAAATCTATTCCGATAGCAAATGCTTTGTTCGCAGCATTCAGAGGCACAACACGCCTCTGGCCAGAATTTGTGGGCGATGTTGACACAGGAACAACTGCAAGAGTTACACTGAACTCTACGCAAGGTATTGAAAATGCATTCAATTTTGTCAATAGCGCATTCAAATATTTGGCAGACACAAATCCACAATTTGCAAACGACAAAAATAGTCCTTTTGCACAAGTTGCAGATTCTCAATGGTATCAAACTAGAAGAACTACAGACGTTCAGCAGACACAGTTGCAGGACTTCAATAATGGTGTTGTAATTAATGGACAAAGATCAGGAATTTGGCAAACAGTTACGACAACATCTGACCAAAGCGTTATAGCATCGGGCGCTCAACTGAGACAACAACAAATTTCCACATCATCATCACAAGTTGATGTTGGAACCTTTGTCACAGATTTGGCAATCCAACCATACATGAAGCCACGACAAATATTGTTTTCTTCGGATGCTATGCGTCCAAGTGCAACATATTACACATTTTTTGATGATGTTGATGTAAATAAGTATGTTGTGGTGCCAAATCGTGTGCAAATGAATGCAAATACTACATTGATAGTGGGTGAAACTGTTTTAATTGCTAATACAATTGGTGAATTGGCAGCAAATCTGGCTAGCTTCAGAGCGGGCGGAGATTCATACAGTGCCGCATATGTTGCGATAAGTGAAAATGGTTCGGCCAATGTTTCCATTATTAATGAGACAGGTAAGACATTAGCGAACAAATATGTTTATGGTTTGGACAGTGGAAGCACATCTAATGTTTCTTCAGTGTTGGAGCATCGTTCAGGTATAACACGTGGCGTAACTTCAACAACAATCACATTGGCTGAAGATGCTCCATCTGTAAATATTTCAGGAAATACAATTTATTTGGTACATTCTACAGTAAATGAAAATGGAATTGGTGCACAATTCTTGGTGACCAATTACAATACAACAACAAAAGTTGCGACAGTAGCCGGTGCAGAAACTTACGCTGGTGGAACATACTCTTACAGTTTTGGAAACAACCGCTCTAATGGACAAGGACAAGTTGGTGGTGCGTTCTTTATTCCGTCTGCAACTTTCCGTTCTGGACAAAGGTCTTTCCGTGTAACAGAATCGTTTAACAACACGTATGATGCTGATGCAATTTCTTATTCTGAAAAAGTTTTTACATCTTCAGGAATGATTGTCAATAAATCGACATTGGTTGATACAGTATTCAACACTGATGTGAACTCCACGATTGTGGGTACCCTAACCAGTGATCGAGTTTTATCGTCAACATCACGAACAACTGTATCCACACCTTATTTTGTTGATCCATTAGCTCAAACATTCTTTGTGGATGAACAAGTTTATCCAAACGGTATTTTCTTGGACAGCACCGATCTATTCTTTAGAAATAAAGATGATGAAAATCTTCCGGTTTGGGTTCAAATTCGTCCAACAGTGAATGGTGCACCAAGCTCAAGCTATTGGTACCCAGAGTCTGTATCAACATTGTATCCTAAGCAAGTAAATGTATCTGAGAATCCTGCAATAGCTACAACCGCATCCGCAACCAGATTCACATTTAGTTCACCTGTGTTTTTAAGACCAGGTTTATACGCACTTGTTGTATTGACTGAATCGCCAGATTATGTTCTGTGGGCTGCTGAGAAGGGTGGAATAACTAGAAACAATGAGTTTATTGGTACAAATCCATACATCGGAACATTGTACAAATCTCAAAACACTATGGAATATGTTCCATACATAAATGAAGATTTGATGTTTCGCTTGAATCGCTGTTCTTTTAGCACAACAGGAAGCGTGAGTTTTGTGTTTGACAATGAACGACTTGAAACACAAATAAACGCAGATAAATTTAGATTGTTACAAAATTCCATTTCACAATTAACAGATGGAGTAACAACAGCAAACTATAAAATGATAACTAAACTAGCGAGCGGAACAAGAGAGACTGTATATAGAAATGTCGTTCCGCATCAAGTGTATACGTTTGGCACAGATGAGTCAACTATTATTGGAAATCGCAGAAGAGTTGTTGGTGACAGAGGCGATGTAAAAATTAGTCTTGATATGTCAACAACATCAAATCATATTTCACCAATGGTGTCACTGGAAAGTTTGTATATCAACGTATGGGAGAACTTTATTGACAACGGCACAATTTCCTCAAGCGATTTTGCCATTATTGATGGTGGTTCCGGATACACAAATGCGAATTCTATTATTATCACAAGTTCATCTGGAGCGGGCGCTAACGCTAACGTTTCTGTAGATGCAAACGGTAATGTTATTGGAATATTTGTGACGTCCGGTGGATCAGGTTATCTGGACGACTTCACAATTTCATATCCAATGGTCGGTGATGCGGGAACAACAGTGACTGCTAATGCAACTATTGTTCTGAATAGTGAGTTTGATGAATCTTCTGGACCATGCGAAGCCAAGTATATTACCAAGCCTATTATCTTGGCTGATGGTTTTGATGCTGGGGATCTAAGAGTATTCTTGGCTGGTAATAAGCAAGGAAACTCCGAGATTAGTGTGTTCTACAAGATATTGAATTCTTCAGATACAACAATATTCAAAGATCGTCCATATCAAAAAATGGTATGTATGAATCCTTCAACTACGGCATCTAAAACTAGCTCAGATTTCACAGAGTATGAGTTCCGTCCATCAGCCATATCCAATGAGGTACTTTATACATCTTTAAATGGAGTTACATATGACAATTTCAAAACTTTTGCAATCAAGATCGTGATGACTTCAAGCGATCCTACGATTGTTCCGAAAGTGAAAGATTTGAGAATCATTGCTTTGCCCGCGGACTAATATGAGAGTGAAGGTTGAAGGAACTCATTTTGTGAAGGACGTCAAGACAGGAGCATTGCTAACCACAGCAAGCTCCGTTTTGATGGAAAATGAGGCCAGAAAAAAACTCGCCAGTAGACTAAATGGCAAAAATGAAGAGATAAATAATCTAAAGTTACAGGTTTCTGAAATGTCCAATGATATGAGAGAAATCAAAACCCTTTTAGCTGCACTGTTGCAACAGAGTAAAGAATAATGACAATTCCAAATATCACAAGAAATAACACTATTGATGAATGGCGTATACAGACTAACCAGTCTGCCAACTCATTGAATACACTAGAAACAGGCAACTACGACAAGACTAGCGGCATTCTTTCCATAGAAGGTACTGCGGTAGTTGAAATTACAGCTTCAGGCACAGCACTGTCTGTTGCTAATGGTGCTCTGTTTTCATCAAACATTACTGTCGGTAGAGATATAGCACTCGGATCAGAGGAATTTGCAACAGGAAATCTGAACGTTGGTGCTAACGTATTCATTTATGGTAAAGGAACAGCATTATTCGTTGCAAATAATGCCGTTGTCAATACAAATCTTCAAGTAACAAGAACGATCACAACGAATAATGTGATAGCAAACACCAACGTTGTTGTTGGTGGTACGACAACGACTGATCGCCTGTTTGCAAACAACACTGGTATTATTACAGGAAATCTCACTGCGGGCAATCTGAATACAGCCAATGCCACAGTTACTGGTTCTTTGCGTGTAACAAATGCGACAGAAACATCATCAAACGCAACAGGAAGTGTAGTTATTGCGGGTGGTGTGGGCATAGCAAACTCTGCATTTATTTCGGGTAATGTGACGATCAAAGGTGATGCTAATCCAAATAATGCTGTTCTACTTGCAGTTGGAGATGTTGCAGCAAATGCTGCTGGAAATGTTTTTGTTTATGGTGGCTCAGGAACATCAAGAGCATTATTGACAGTTCAGGGTGATACAACAACAGGCAATTTGGCTGTTGGAAATGCAGCAACCGTTGGCATAACACTGGCTGTTGGTACATCAGCAACAGTTGGATCAAACTTATCTGTAGGTACATTTGCTAATGTCAGTTCAAATTTATCTGTAGGTACAACATTGGCAGTTGGAACAGCAGCAAATGTTGGATCAAATCTAACAGTTGGTACATT